ACAGTCATTATTTATCTATCCTATCTACTAGAAAGAAAGAAACCTTTTTTTTTGCAAAAAAAAAAGAGCTCAAGAGGACCCATGGGTTTTTCTTCTCTTTGTGTACCATGTACTAATAATGCCTACGGCACGAAAGGCTGTTTCTGCGGTTATTTTGCCGCAGTCATATCCGAAATCATGAGGAAAGCCATCATTCAAGATGCAGTACCATACGTGCTCACGGTACGTTCGGTGGAGGGTGCGACAGTCGCATCTCATGTGTGTTTTTATTCTATGGAGCATTCCTTTTTTACTGATTCAGTCTTTTAGAAACAGCACCACATGGTGGGTAGCTGGTACAGTATATCCAAGACCACTCGGGCCTCGGGGCGGTGGTCAGGGTTCTGCTCGAGGCACGCGAGGATGATGGGGCGCAGGTTCCATGGGGTGTACAAGAATCGGGGTTTCCATGAACCCGAGTACATGTCCTCGGCGGAACAGGTGTTTCGCAAATAGACGTTCTCCCAGACTTCGTAGAGGGTGCAGCCAAGACCCCACAGGTCCGCGCGCGTGTCGTATTTCTTGGAAGAGGGGTTCATGACCTCGGGTGCCATGTAATACAGAGTCCCCACCTGATTGGTCATGGATGGGTGTTCGGTCGAGGCGGCCGCGGCTGACCCTGCGGCGGCCATGTCGCGATCGATGCTCGGAAAGCTGGAAAGAACCGAGACCTCCATCAGCTTGGAGATACCGAAATCAGAGAGCTTGAGGTTGCCGTACCGGTCCATCAAGATGTTGGTGGGTTTGATGTCCCGGTGGATGACATACTCGGGCTTCCTTTCATGTAGATAGATGAGGGCGATACAGAGCTGTATCGACCATTTCTTCTTCTTGAAATACGTGAGGCAGGACGGGAGGTGGTGTGACTGGACCATGCTCTCGCGGAGGTTCCCCCCAGGCATGTACTCGAGGATCACCATAAAGGGGTTCCAGCACACGCCCAGCACCTGCACGATGTGGGGGTGGTGCATCTTGACAAGGATGTCGAGCTCCTTGTTCATATAGGCACGGTCCTGGGGACGGCACCCCGGGTTGAATTTCTTGACAGCCACGTCGATGAAGCGCCATTTTCCCTTGTATACCGTGGAGATTTGCCCACGACCCAGGACCTCGTCGTGAAAGATGACCACCTCGCGGTGGTCGATAAACCATTCATTTTGATTCATAGATAGTACTGTCTGATATCTATGAAAACTCAAACGTTCAGTTTCTTGCGGTGATGGTTTGATTTGTAAAAATAAAAAAACTTGCAATAAAAAAAGAAATGTCTTCTAGTTCGCAGATAGTGTTGTGTGATTATTTAAATTTTTTTAGCAGGCTTCAGGATATTTTTAATACAGAGAACATCGAAGGGATGTTGGACTTTGATGACCACCCCGTCTTTGCCACCATCAGCGACGCGATTTCCTTTTTATCTGGTGACCTCACCAAAGCCAACGACATTACAAAGGTCTATGATTACACCGACGGCATGATTTCTTATTTCAGCATCCCCAAGCTGTTTCATTCTTTTTCGTCTAGTGATTACAACATCTTTCTGCGCCTCTTGACATGCATCCGGGACGATTTTTTCCTCCAGAAAGCGTCGGTACTCCGCACCTACATTTCCACCTCTTCATGTATCACGTCTGACAAGAACCCGATAACGACCCTCTACTGCAATATCCTCCACGCCGTGCAACTGCTGGACGATTTTATCGAGCAGGTCAACATCGACTACAAGAGGCTGTCGTTCCTGGGTCAGATTCCTACCTTTGTGAGGAACGACCAGCTCAACGCCCACATGCTGCAGACCGTCAAGAAGCTCCGCGTCATGATCAAGGCGTCGTCCGGCATGATTTCGTTTATCGACAAGACCCAACAGAAGCAGCCGAAAAAGACGAACCTTCCTTTTGACCGCCACATGTACCCGAATGCGACCACGGCGCGCGTCGCTCGGATGGGTCGTCTCCCAGACATCCTGGAGAGCTACAGGAGCGACACGTTTGTCCGCTACGACAAGTACCCCAAGGTGTGCCTCTTTTCCAAGGAAAAAAAACTGTTTGAGCTGCCGAGGACGTGCTGGGACCCGGACAACCCCGATAACTACTGTGCGTATATCGTGTACGCCCTCGAGAAAAAGGACCGGTTCATCGTGAATCTACCGCGGCCTGAGTGCTTCCTCGTCGTCGTCAAGTACCGCGATGCACAGAATATCGAGAGCAACGACTATAACAAGGAAATCTTTATCGAGGGGACCATCAAAATCAAGGACGACCTACACGCACTCTTTGGGAGGATGTAATAAAAATATTTTCAAAATATTTTTATACGCTATTCATGGAATGAATGTGGATAATTTAAGCGGTGGTGGCGGTGGTGAGCGCCTTGGTGACCGCCAGCTCCAGAGCAGTGGCCTCACCCGTCGTTGGGACAACCATGGCGTCCATGTAGGTGATAAAGTCAGCAACGTTGGCCTGGTCCTTGACAGGGTCGTCGTTGTTGGCGAACGTGGCGACGATGGCCCTATCGAGGGAGTCGCTCGCGTTCTTCACCGCCTTTGCGTAGGGCTTGAGAGCGGTGCCGATAGCAGCGATATCCGTGGAGAGGTCCTCCAGACCGGTTCCCGTATAGTCTTGGATCTTTGAGGGGCCCATGATGAAGGCATTCGCACACTCCTCTGCCGACTCGGCAAACAGCCTGACGACTTTGTTGTAGATCTCGCGGTCGCGCAGCACAAAGCTGGGAAGACCCTCCGGGCCCCTGCTGTCCTTGTCGACCTTGGCGGGGACCGCGAGGGCGGTGAGGAGGGTGCTGAGGGCCGTGGCGGCGTCTTTTGTCAAGATCACAGCCGCCTGGGCGTCCGCGGCCGTCCCGGTGTTAATGTTAGCGCTCAAGAAATACGCAGCGGATTCCGTGATGGGGTCCTCGAGGGCATCCGTAAACGCAGTCACAGCGGCCGCGAGCGTGGTGAAAGAATCAGTGTTCTCGGCCTTGGCGATCTCATCGGTCGCAGCCAGGCCGGCGGCGCTCATGGACTCAACATAGGTGCGGTACCACCCGATGAAATTCTTATCTTCGAGGACGTTGCGGAGTTGCCAGAAAGGTGTTCTGTCTGTCATTTCTTCTATCTACTTCTACTCCTACACAACATTATTTTTTTCACGTGAAAAAAATATAGTCCCAAAAATTGGAAATTAAAAAATTCTTGACATTATTCTCAAGAAAGAAGATTAATGAATAAATAAGATGCTTTTGCTACCCTACGACCTCTTGCGGTGCATCCGCGAATACGTCCTCCCTGACGAATACAGCCTTGAACATCACAATCCCCATGAATGGGGGTCCATGGCTCATCATCGCAAAATCTCGGAAATACTCGAGGAGGAGAGCACCGCGTTTCGTTGGAATCGTGAGATGATGGACGAGTACTTTACGTGTAAAAACCCCGCCATGGGATTTCGTTTCGACCGGTGCGTCGTCACCCCTGACAAGGACAAGAACCAGCGGTATGTGGTGCGTCCCCTCCACACCACTCCCGAGGCATACACCAAGGACGGCAACGGCTTTTGCTACTTTGGTCGAATGTGTTTCTATGTCATTATAATTGAAAATTGAATTATTGTATATATTCAACCTATATATTTATATACAATAATGAAACGTATCCACAAGAGGATGCTCCAAGAGCTGGATGAGATCAAGGACATGGCGACGGTGCTCGCGGTCCGCTACCAGCACGAACGGATGGAAGAGGTCTCGATGCGCATCAAGGACGTCGGAGAGGTCGAGATGACATTCTATGCGGACCACCCGTTCCGGCCGCCGCGCGTGCGTGTCAACGGCCTGTCTTACCACGATTTTTTTCGGCTCCGAGGCCCCCGTTTCCCCGGGATGTACCACACGATGTTCCCGGACCGTCACGCCTTTTGCCTGTGCTGCCACACCCTCGTCTCGCACGACCGGTGGTACCCTGGGACGCGGGTCCGTGACGTCCTGAACGAGCTACAGGCGCTCCACCACGAGAAGCGCCTCGTGGGCTACTCGGTCCTGGTCTCGAGCATCAAGGAGAGGCACGGTCTCCCAGACGACATCGACCTCTTGTCCTTTCTTTAAGTAGGAAAAAACTGAACCCTTAGGATAATTTAACGTCTTCCATGTACAAGAGCCAGTAGGCGTGTAGCGGTTTCGGGGAGGTGGTGTCTTCGCTGTTATTGAGAACCAGGTTTTTGCAGCGGAGGATGTTTTTGGAGACCCGAATGTTTTCATTCTCAAATTCAAACCCCTGTATATTCTTGATGAAACCGTTTTGGTACACGATGTCCTTGGCGGTGATGGTCTTGAACATGAGCCCGACGATAATCATGGACAGGACCTTTTTTGCGAGGCCCGCGTCCAGGTTGTACCGCTGCGAGTTTTCGAGGACGTATTGCTCGAGAAGCGTGTCGCGTATCATCTTTTTCTTGACGTTTCCCCATTCTTCCTTTTTGGAAGACGAGGGCGCGTTGCGGTTCGTCCTCTGACGGCACAGTCGGGTGCGCTCGAGTATCTTTTCCTTGTCGGACAAAATACCAGCCCTCTCTCGCAGGAGACCACTCACTTCCTGGAAGATGACGTCGGCACTCTTCTCGGCGTCCACCTTGTAGGCAAATTCTTTTCCCCGGATATAGCACATGAGGTAGTTTTTCTGCAACGACAGTCCGTACGGGCATTTTCCATAGCTCAGGTCTTCATAGACGTACCTCCAAAAGGTGTCTTCGACCTGGGAAGCGCATTTAAGAAAAATTGGGTACAAGATTTCTTTTTTCATTCATTTTATTAAAAGTTTTTTATCATTAAATATGCATCGTCAGGAAACAAATTTCATGGCGTCAGAAAAGGTTTACGGGCCGCGCGACCACCGGTTCCGAGACTTTATACGAGGGCTCCTTCAAAAGACGGGCCTCAAGACCAAATACATCGAGGAGATGACCACCGCGGACAATATGGCGCTGTACGCCAGGGCCTTTACCCACGTGTCCATCCACCCTGAACAGAATTATGAATTTTTAGAAATACTCGGCGACGTGACCTGCAACAAGATCGTGGTGTGGTACATCAAGGACCGCTTCCCGGTGCTTCAGAACACCGCGGGGGTCAAGGTGATTGCGCGCCTCCGCATCAACCTGGTTTCTAAAAAGAATTTTTCTGTCCTCGCCGAGAGCCTCGGGTTTGCGGATTTTATCTCGTACGACAAGGCGGACATGAAGGAGCAAAAATGGAAGAGCCTCTTGGAGGATGTGCTCGAAGCGTTTTTTGGGGCCACCGAGATGATTGTCGACTCGGTGGTTCATCCGGGAGCGGGCTACGGGGTCTGTTTCCGTCTGCTCCGGGACGTGCTGGACGGTCTTCCCATCTCGCTCCGGTACGAGGACCTGTACGACCCCATCACGAGGCTCAAGGAGACGTTTGACCACTATCG